GGAGGTTCAACAGGAACTAATGCTACAGTTGGTCACCCTGAACTTATTAATTTAGAAACAGCGTTTAGACCTTTTATTAATATTAGATATTTAATAGACAGAATATTTCAAAACACACCTTTTTCTTTTACTTCTGAATTTTTTGATGAAGCAGATTTTAAAAAGTTGTATATGGATTTTAACTGGGGATCTGATAACAAGCCAACAAATGAAAATGATTCTACTTATTCTACATATTATCTTTTTAGTTATGGTGGTGCTGCAGTAAATTATGCAACATCTAGCTATGATGTTATGGACTTGTCTGCTAGTATTCCTTTTCTTTCTATTTTTACTCCGCCAAACTACAATGATTCAACTAATATCCTTACATCAACAGTAGACAATGAAACTTACATTATAGACTATACTTATACTATAGAAAACACAGACACTGTGGCAAGAGAGATAGAGTGCAGATGGTTGTACAATGCAGTTGAAATAAACTATTCGGGAGTTCAAACCATACCAGCAGGGGGAACGTTTTCATACTCAGGAGCATTTACACAGATAATGATTAATGCAGGAGATACTTTGAAAGCACAATTTAAAACTAATGCAGGAACAGCATCAAAAGTAAGGCAAGATCAAACAACATTATTTGCTGGATCTGGTGCTTATGTCAGATGGCAAACAGGGATGCTGAATTTGACTTCTAATATACTTTTACAAACTCTAAGAGGGGATCTAGGACAATGGGAATTTTTAAAAGGCATAATGACTATGTTCAACTTAGTGTCTATTCCTGATAAGTCTGATCCAAACAATATACTGATTGAGCCTTATGCAGATGTGTTTATAAAAACTACTAAAGGAACATCACTATCTGATAGAAGTATATCTCATGACTGGACAGACAAGATAGATGTAAGTGAAATGCAATTAAAACCTCTCACTGATTTAAACAAAAAGACTATTTTGAAATTTGTAGAGGATGATGATGACTATGCTTTTACAACGTACAAGAATGCAGTAGGTGGTCATTTGTATGGCAGTAAATTATTTGATGCATCAGGGTTTACTATTTTAGAAGGAATTGAGGAGATAATAGCTGATCCATTTGCAGCCACTGTTCCACGCCCTTTAGACACACAGTTTCCTAATTTCATAGTTCCAATGATATATTCTTATAATGCAGATGATGGTACTTCTAGCGGCTTTGAGAATAGTCCTAGAATAATGTATGACAATGGCGTAAAAAGTTCTGGAACTACCTACTACATACCATCACAAAACGGTTTGTCAAGTGAAAACCAGCCAGACTTCTTGCAGTTTAGTCATTTGTCTACAATACCAACTGCACAAGGCACTTTAGACTTTCATTTTGGAGAATGTCAACTAATACAACCAATAGGAAGCCCAGTTAATACTAACTTATTTAACTTATATTGGATGCCTTACTTTGCAGAGCTATACAATGCTAATACCAGAACAATGACATTGAAGGTTAATTTAACAGCAGGAGATATTTCTACATTTAATCTTTATGATACTGTGTTTATTAAAAATAGAGAATTTAGAGTGAATAAAATAGAGTATAAACCAAACGACTTAGCGACAGTTGAATTTATATTAATACCATAATGAAAGCAACAATTCCATATCTGCAGGGTTATATAGTTAAACCTTATGTGACATTCCCTTCTGGCGAAGTTTTTTTTACAGATGGTACTAATGTTTTAAATGCTAATCAGCAACAGTGTGAAGCCTATGGTTATACATATAACAAAGAAACAGGAACTTGTACAGCATTTACACCAGTTAATAAATTAGGAGAAAGTATTACAAATACTAATAATAATGTTCAAGGATCTAATAATGTAACTGAAACAGGTACGAACAATTCTTATGTTATGGGAGAGAATAACACTATAAAAGGATTGTCAAGAAATAATGTAGTAATTGGTAGTAACAATGAAATTGCTAATGGTATAAACAATGCATCTGTCTTTGGTAACTTTGGACTTGCACAAAGGCAAGGAGAAATAGTCTTGGGTGGTGGTGGCTTTAGTGGTGCAGGAACAGGTAATGCTCAAAGCTCAACAATAGCATTGACAGGAACAACAACAGATGCAAGTGCGACAAGTCTTTTTGTTAATGGGGATTCTAATACGACAGCAATAACAAGAACAAGCGGTATTTTCTTGTCTTTTGAAGCGGTGGTAATGGGGGTAAGAACAGGTGGTAGTGCAGCCAGTGGTGCTGTTAATGACAGAATATCAGTAAAAGTCTACGGATTAGTCTATACAACAACAGTAGATCAATCAACGTATGACATAGGTATATTTGGAACAACAGGAGGTTGGGGTGCAGCTATGCAGTTTAGTGGCAGTGATATGGTGCTACAAGTATCAGGAGCAGCAAACATGAATATAAGCTGGAGTGCAACTCTAGATATTTACGAATTAAAAGTATAAAAAAATGGCAACAAAAGAGGAGTTAAATTTTCAGGTAAATTCTAATATTGGAGAGGTGTCAAAAGAAATTGGTGGTGCTGCTGATAATACAGCAAGGCTACAAAAAGAAGCGAAAGAAACAGGACAGGAATTTGGCGTTGTAGGCAAAGCAGTAAGAGGACTAGGTGCAGCCATTAAAGGTGCAGGAATAGCACTTGCAATAGGAACATTGACAGCTTTTTTGAATGTATTCAGGCAGAATCAAAAGGTTATAGACTTTTTTAATGTAACTTTAAAGATTACATCAATAGCCTTTAATGATTTATTTAGATTTTTAGATAATAATATTGAAGTAATTGTAGGGTATTTGAAAAATCTTTTTACTGATCCTATCGGAGAGTTATACAAACTAGGACAGGCAATACAGTTATATTTTGTAGACAATTTAGATGGAGTTGTAAAGCTAATGAAAGCAGTGTCTGATGCTTTAGTCAATGTAGCAAATCCAAGAAAATTTATCTCAGCAGTAGCACAAATTGCTATTGCTACCAAAGAAGCTAGAAAAGACATAAATAAAGAGTTTGATGAAATGATTAGTAAGGTTAGTGATTATACCAGTAGCATAGTAGGAGCTGCAAATGCTATGGTTTTATTAGACAAAGAGGCTCAAATAGCAGTAGCACAAAACAAGATAATTTTAGAACAAAAAGACAGAGAAGCGGAGTTACTAAGACAGATAAGAGATGATGAAACAAAAACATTTGCTGAAAGAATTCAAGCCAATGAGGATCTTGGTAGGGTATTAGATGAACAAGAAGCTTTAATGTTAGCTAATGCTGATGCTATTGTTAAAGCTGCTCAAGCACAATTTGATTTAACAAAGACAGATGAGGATAGGATTGTATTTTTAGAAGCACAAGCAGAACAAGCAGGAGTTTTAGCACAAATAGAAGGGTTTAGATCAGAACAAAAAATCAATGCTATTTCTTTAAATAAAGAGGAGCAATTAGTAGCACAAGAAAATGCTGATGCTCAACTAGCAGCTTTTTCTCAGTTAGCAGGATCTTTAAGTGCTTTAGCAGGAGACAATAAAGAGTTGGCAGCAGCAGGTGCTTTAATAGATACTTATGCAGGTGCGAACAAAGCTTTTGCTCAAGGTGGTGTTACTGGTTTTGTTACTGGTGCAGCAATTATAGCAGCAGGTATTGCAAATTTACAAAAAATATATTCTACAGATGTTGGAACAGGTGGTGGTGGTTCGGCAGGTGCAGCACCTATGACTCCTGCACCTCAAATGGTGGGTGGTGCTTTTGAATTAGGTAGCGGAGTTGCTCCTGAGCCACTAAGAGCTTACGTCTTAACTGATGAAATGTCGGAAAGTCAAAACTTGTTAGCTAATATAAGAAGGAGAGCAACAATATAAAATCAAATAAATATTAATTAAATCTATATAATAATATGCCATGTAAAGAATGCGAAAACGGAAAGGTAAAGTGGGGAAACTCAGGAAGCTGTGAATATGATTCTATTGCTGAATGTGAAGCTGCTAATAAAGACTATTACGAAAAAACCACATCTATAAAAGAATTAGTCATTGATGAAAATTCTCAAGAATTGGCAATTGATGCTATAAGTTTAGTTGCGGCACCAGCCATAGAACAAGACTTCGTTTACTTTGGAAAAGAAAAGAATAACTTAACTTTTGCTAAAGTGGATGATGAAAAGAGGATGTTAGTCAGCCCAGCTCTTATACCTAACAAGAATATTTTTAGATACGATCCGAATACAGATTCAGAATACTACGTTTACTTTAGTCCTGAGACAGTACGTAAATCTAGTATTTTATATTTAAAACATAACAATCATCACAAAGCAACTTATGAGCATCAAGACAGAGTATCTGGTGTTTTAACAGTTGAGTCTTGGATAATAGATGATCCTAAAATGGACAAGTCAAGACTTTACGGCTACGATTTACCAAAAGGCACGTGGATGGTTTCTATGAAAATAAACAACGATGATCTGTGGTCTAAAGTTAAGGACGGTTCTTTGAAGGGTCTAAGCATTGAAGGGTACTTTACTGATCGTATGGAAAAGATGTCAGAAAGACAACCAACAGATCAAGAGATACTATCTGCTTTAAATGAGATAATACGTGAAAATCAAACAGAATCAAAGTAATTCTATTATATAATGAACCTAAAAAAGAAATCATGGATATTAAAGAACAAATACTAATAGCTTTAGGGCTAAACAAAGAAAAAGAAATCACATTGGCTTGGCAGTCAAAAAGCGAGGATGGAACTATTTTCGTTTCTACTGCTGAGGAGTTAGAAGCAGGGGTTGACATATCAGTTCTTACTGAGGATGGAACGACAATACTGCTCCCAGTTGGTACTTACCGTACCGCTGATGGCGTATCTTTCAGAGTTGAAACTGAAGGTATTGTTGCTGAAGTTATGGAATCAGAAACTGAGGAGGTAGACACTGAGGAGGATATCGATGCAAAAGATGACAAAGAGGAGTACAGCGAAATGTCAGAAGCTGTTGAATTTGCGTTTCCTGAATCAGATGCTGAAAAAGCAGACTGGGCAAAATCTTACGAGGAGATGAAAGACAAAGTTGATAATTTAATGGATGCAATTGCTGATATTAAAGCAAGACTAGGTGAAGGAGAAACTGAATCTGAGGACATGTCAGAGGAGACTCCAGAAGTATCTGACAAACCGAAAACTATAAAGACTACTGAAGTAGTTGAATTTTCAGCAGAGGAGATTGAAGCAATAAAAGAACTAAAAGCTGAGAATGAAAAATTAAAAACTGAATTAGCAGAATCACCTGCTGACACACCTATTAACACAAATAAATTTAGCTCAGAAAAACCTGAACTAACTAGAAAACAATATAACAAGCTATCTAGGCAAGAAAGGTTCTTGTATAACTTAAATAAATAATATTAACAACTAAAAACATAAAAAATTATGGCATTAGCAGTAACATCAAATTTCGCAGGGAAGGCAGCTGGAGGATATATCCACGCCGCTTTAAAAGAAGCGAAATCATTAGATTTCTTAACACAAATAAACAATGTTCGTTATAAATCTAATATACAATCAGCAGCAAACACAGGTTTCGTTAGAAACGCTACTTGTGACTTTACAGAAAACGGAACACTTACATTAACGGAAAAGGTTCTTGAGGTAAAACCGTTACAAATTAACATAGATTTATGCAAAAAAACCTTAGTAGATTCTTGGGAATCGCTTGAAATGACAGGTGCTTATGGGACTCCACCAGCATCTTTTGAGGATTTTGTAATCTCTTATATGGGTGGAATTATTGCTGATGCAACTGAAACAGGTGTATGGCAAGATAATAATGGTAACGGAGAATTGACAACATCATTCTTAGATGCAGCAGTTGGTTTATTAATACCAGGAGTTGATGCAACAGTTGTTCAAGATGCTGCTTCAGGTGCTTATACAACAACTAATATTATAGCTAACTTACAGGGCTTAACAGCTAGTATGGCAGCTAATGTTCCTGCAATATTAGGAAAAGAAGACACTCACATTTATATGAACTCAAAAACTTATGCACTTTATATTTCAGCAGTTTCCACTTTAGGATATGTAAATGCTTACAACATGAATGGAGATTACGTTCCTGTATTTGAAGGGTATAAAATCGCAGTATGTCCTGGAATGAATGATAATCAAATGGTAGCAGCTCAAAAATCAAACTTATTCTGGGGAACTGACTTAGTTTCTGATTTTGGAGTAGATGGAACAGGTCCTAGAATCACGATTATGGATATGGCTTCTCTAGATGGGAGCGACAATTTACGTTGTGTAACTCGTTACTCAGGAGCAGTTCAGACTGGAGTTGGTGCTGATATTGTAAGACAGTCGTAATTAACTTAATTTATAGAGGCAGGGGTGTAAAAACCTCTGCTCCTTTAACCTTAAAAAATAAAATAAAATGGCATGTACAGCTTTAACAAAGGGTAGAGGACTTGATTGTAATAGAATATCAGGTGGAATTAAGTTTATATATTTCGCAGTTTATGACCAAGTGACATCAATACCAACGGCAAACGGTGAAATTACTGATTTAGAAATGGGTAGTAATAGTCTTTATAGATACACAATGCCTTTAGGTGTTGCTAGTTTAACAGACACTATTACTGGCTCTAGAGAAAATGGCACAATATTTTACACTCCTACGGTTAACATCATACTAAACAGACTTACTAAAGAGGATCAGAATCAGATAAAATTATTAGGACAAACTAAAGTAATTATATTTGCACAATTGAATCAAACAGTAACTGCAACAGGACATGATGCTATTGTATGCTTAGGAAGTGTCAATGGTATGGAACTTAACGCAGGAACTATGGATAGTGGTGCAGCGTTTGGAGATAGAAATGGTTATACTCTAACTTTCGATGGTTTAGAGCAACAGCCTTTTCAATTTGTTCCAGACTTTACAACCAATCCATTTGACAATGGTGGGTTTACATTAAGTGGCGTTGTTTCATCTTAAAAACAATTAGTAGTTTTCATATATTCTTTGATTAGGGGGCTTTATGCCCTCTTTTCTTTTATTCCAAATAAAATCAGCACTTTTCTATTATATAGTAGATGATACAAGCAATCACAGAAACTAACCTGACTACTTACTTACAGACAGAGGATAATCGCATAGATACTTCGGTTAGTTCTGACAAGATTAGGCACTTAGTAAAATTCAGTAATGACATGGATAAGTCAATTCAATATGCTTATTCTACTGTTCATTTGATCTATAATAGATACACAAAGTTTGTGTTTGATTATAACGCTACCCCTGATGTTTATACAGGCAGAGTTGACTTTACACCAGCAGGATATTACAAATATGAAGTCTATGAAGTAGCTTGGAGTGGTGCAGTCGCTATAAGTGCAGGAAATGCACCTGTAACAGAGGATGATGTATTACCAGTAGGTCCTACCCATGGGGTGGTTAAAGGGCTTGTAACCAAAGGAAAAATGTATGTTGCTGATAAGTCAGGAACAGAACAAGTTCAGTACACTCAAAGGCAAGAGCCAAGTGGTACTAACTATATATATTACGGACAATAAAAAACAATTAAAATGATAGAAAACGTACAACAACTATTAACAGAACAACTAGGAAAAAATGGTGGAACAGAAGTCTTTACAACAGCTAACCAAACAAGCAAAGACTTTTATTGCGTTTTCTTTCCTGTTGAAAGTGTTATCTTAACAATAACAGCGGCAGATGCCACAGGAGAATCTGCTTTACATGACAAGACAATGGCAGCAGGAACAACAATATTCATGAATATAACGCAGATACAGCTTACAAGCGGCATTGGAATAGGTTATCATGAAGGGGTAACTACATAAACATGAAAGTACTAAAACTAGGGCAAAGTCTATGTTCATCTAATAATCAAGGGGCTTCATTTAGCAATAAATATTCTTTAGATTTTGATGGTGTAGATGATCTTTTAAACGCAGGAGATGCTGATACTTTTTCTTTTGGTAATGGAACCACTGACACCCCGTTCTCTTTTTCTATATGGTATAACAGCCCTGATGTAACTACTAGCGGTGTAATTACTAAAAGCGGTACTGCAAGCGCAGAAAGAGAGTATTATTTGTATATAGGTGGTGATGACAAACTGTACTTCGTTCTTTGGGACTATAGCAGTGGGGGATATATTTATTCTCGCATGAACAACACTCTAACTTCTACACAAGGATCATGGAATCATATTACTGTTACTTATGATGGTAGCGGGGCAAATACAGGTCAGACAATTTACCTTAACGGTGTTAGTCAAGCGGTAACAAGAGTAGCAGCATCAGGAAGTGGACCGTATGTTGCTATGGAGAATACAGCTTTTCCTTTAAAGATAGGCTCTTTACTTACTGCAAGTTTTTATGAAGGAAAATTAGATGAATTTAGTATGTGGAGTAAAGAGTTGACTTCTGATGAGGTTGGGGCAATATATAATGGCGGTGAACCAACCGACTTATCAGGAGAATCTGGATTGATAGGGTGGTGGAGAATGGGAGATCCAACAGGTCCTGGGGCTTATCCTACAATTACCGATCAGAGTATTAAGAGCAACAATGCTACAATGACTAACATGGCTTCTGGGGATATAGTAACAAATGTACCTTAAAACACTAGAAATGAAATATGTAATTTATAATATGGAAAATGTAGACACAATAGACTTTACGCAAGTGCTAGAGGATAGTGTTGATACATTAAGACTTTCAGTTAATGGAACTAAAACAGTTCTAAAATTTGAAGGTGAAATGCCCAATTTTTTAGTAGGTTTGCAACAATATACTCATTCAGAAATCTTACCAATAATGAAAGGCGATGAATGGTCTAAAGAATTAGAAATATGAAAGACAATATAATAAACATTGAATTATCAACTAGCACAGCACCAACGGTTCAAGAAGTTAGGGGTAGAGATTGGATAGAATACGGAACAGATGACTGGAAAAATTTATACCCTCAGTTCCTTATAGACTTGTATTATTCTAGTAGTATTTCTGCTGCGATTATTAACTCTACTTCTGAAATGATTGCAGGAGAAGCTCTTATAATAGAGGATGAGGATGACAGAGATCTAGAAGCTAGGGTAAAGCTAGAGAACTTTATCAATAGAGCCAATGGGAATGAAAGCCTTCATGAAGTAATAAAAAAGATAGCATTTGACTTTAAGCTACAAGGGGGGTTTGCTCTTAATTTAGTGTGGAGTAAAGACAGGACTCAAATCGCTGAAATCTATCACGTTGATGTTTCTAAGATAAGATGTGCTAGACCTGATGAATTTGGAAAGACTAAAGGCTATTACATAAGTGCTGACTGGACAAATACTAGACAGAACAAGCCTTACTACGTTCCTGCATTTAATGCTAATGACAGAACATCTGCAAATCAGATAATGTATTCAGGGCTTTACAGTCCAGACATGAACTCTTATTATACACCAGATTACGTGTCTTGTAATAACTGGGCACTTATAGATTCTAGAGTTTCTGAGTTTCATCTTAATAATATTTCCAATGGATTCGCGGGTTCCTTTATGATCTCCTTTGCTAATGGGGTGCCAACTAGAGAGGAAAGAATACAAATAGAGCAAAGTCTAACAGATAAATTCTGTTCAGAAACTAACGCAGGAAAATTTGTACTTACATTCTCAGATGACAAGACTAGAACCCCAGAAATCACGCCAATAAATACAAGTGACTTAGACAAGCAATACTTAGCCCTACAAGAGCTTTTGACTTCTAATATACTTTCTGGGCATAGAGTAACATCAAAGACCTTAATGGGAATTGATACTGCTAATGGCTTTTCAAGTAATACTGATGAAATCATAAACGCTGCTAATTTCTACTTGAATACGGTGGTAAAACCATTCCAAGATCAAATAGTAAAACAGCTAAGAAAAATATTTCAGATCAATAACATGGATATGCCTGTGAATTTCGTACAGCTTAAACCTATCACAGTTCAGTTTGATTCTAAGACTATTAGAGAGGTGATGACTACGGATGAAATCAGAGAGGAGCTTGGACTTGAACCGTTAGGGGATGAAGCAACAGTAGAGCAAGAATTAAATCTTAGCAAAGTAGGAATGATAGATGGGCAGCCTGTATTCAGCACAATAGCTGAAGCAGAAGCACAGGCAAAAATTAAAGGATGCGAAGGCTATCATGAGCATGAATTAGAAGGCAAGAAAGTCTACATGGCTTGCGATGGACATGATGAAGCTACTGAATTATCTAAATTTATAGCAGAATTTGGAGAGGATATTCCAGAAGGGTGGGAATTAATTGATGATGAAATAGTAGATGGAGAACATCAAGACTTTGACTTTGAAACTGAATTAAATAAAATTGCAAATCAAGAGCCTTTAGAATTAGCATCAACAGGTACTGCTAGACCAAACGCTAGAAGTAGTCAAGATGGAACCAATAAAGAGGATAACGAATTTTACAAAGTAAGATATGTTTACACTAAAGACAATTTTTTAAGTCAAGAAGGTTCAACTAGAGATTTTTGCAAGTTAATGTCATCAGCGAATAAAGTTTACAGAAAAGAGGATATTATTCAGATGGGAGATAGAGCTGTTAATCCAGGCTGGGGACCTAAAGGTGCCGCTACTTATTCTATATGGCTATATAAGGGCGGTGGCAACTGCCATCATTTTTGGTTAAGACAGATTTACAAAACTTCTTTAAGAGGTGCGAAAAGCAAAATAAAACCAAGTGAAGCAATATCTTACACTAAAGCATTATCAGAAGGTTTTACAGCAGAAAGAAATGACAACCTAGTAGCAAGACCACCAAAAAGGATGAAAAATAACGGATTTTTAGAACCAAGATAAATTATGGCATACGTATTATTTATATCAGAACAGAAATTAAAAGACAGCACAGCTATTAACTTAAATGTGGACAATTCTTTGATTCTCCCATTTGTAAAAGAGGCACAAAAGCTCTACTGCGAAACAGTAATTGGCACAGAATTGTCAAACAAATTAAAAGATTTAATAATAGCTGGAACTATTGGCAATGTAGGTAACGAGGCTTACAAAACTTTAGTTGATGATTATATTGGAGATATGCTACCAGGTTATGCTTTGTACCACGCTATTCCTTACCTTAGATTTAAAATAGAAAATGGTAATATATATTCTAAGACTAGCGAAACTGGAACAGCACTAAGTACAGAGGAGGCACAGCATCTTAGAGAGGAAGTTCTTAATACTGCTTCTTATTATCGGGAAAGGCTAATAGACTACATAAGAAATAACATATCTAGCTTTCCAGAATACTCTACCAATTCTGGTGCGGATGTCAGCCCAACAACTGAAAACTACTATGCAGGGATGAACCTAGAAAGACCAGAACAGGGAACTGAATTAACTTTGAGAGATTTCTTAACGCCTGACTTGACATAATGAAAAAGCATTACAAAACTAAAACAACAAACATAATTAAGCTGAAGTCCTACTTAGAGGCTAAGCCTAAATCAAATAAAAATGACAGATCTAAAAGACACTCTACAAGTAGGAATAGCTAACGGATCAGCTATTGGCTTTAGCATTACAGATTGCAACGAAGTTTTAACTCTTGTATCTTTAATATTAGCAATAGCGTTTACAGTTTACAAATTTGTTAAATTTAATAAAGATGCCTAAGAAACGTAAGTTAAACAGCACAAATCCTAAGTACAACAAAAATCTAAAGGATGAACCTAAAATGCGTAAAGAACTTCTTAAAGAAGTTAAGGGGTGTAAAATCTATAAATCATACTACATCTAGTTTGAGCCAAGCAAATATCCTTATTATTAGAAAAACATTTACTGATGAATCTACGATTGGTGAATTGTTTTTAAATGGTGAAAAGATGTGTGATACTTTAGAGCTGCCTTATAAAGATAATCAAAGAAGTATATCTTGCATACCAGCAGGAGAATACTCTGCAAGATTAAGATACCCAAGAGAAAGTGGAAGTAGAGATTACTTACACATATTAGTAAAAGATGTACCAAATAGAGATTATATACTTTTTCACAGAGGTAATACAGCTAAAGATTCAAGGGGCTGCATCCTAGTAGGATTAAAAAGCCAACAAGACATTGTTTATAATTCTACTCTAGCTTTAGATTTATTACTAAAAGAAATCATATATTTGGGAGTCACAGAAATGAATTTAATAATCAAAAATAAATAATATGAAATTTTTAGAAAAGTACCTTATCGGTCAGATGTTTAAATCAAAGAAATTCTGGTACGCAGTTAGTTCAATAGTTGTGCCTGCATTAGTTAAATTTTTAGGGGTTGATGTAGAAACTGCTCAGAACCTATACTACGCACTTCTAACTTTAGTTGTTGGACAAGGAATTGCAGACATTGCTAAAAAATAATAGATACAGATTAAAGCCGCATGAAGTTGTGGCACTACAAAAAATGCGAGAATCCGACACTAGGAACATTCTGGTGATCGGTGACTTGCATGAACCCTTTTGCTTAAAAGGCTACTTAGACTTTTGCCTAGAGCAATACGAAACTTATAACTGCAATCAGGTAATATTCATAGGAGACATACTGGATAATCATGCGTTTTCTTACCATGAGCCTGATCCAGATGGTATGTCAGCAGGATTAGAACTAGAAAAGACAATAGAGAAAGTGGCTGACTGGTATAACGCTTTTCCTGTTGCTGATGTTTGTATTGGTAATCATGACCGTATGGCTTCCAGAAAAGCTATGACAGGCGGCATTCCTGCTTCTTGGTTAAGATCTTATAATGAAGTCTTAGGAACTCCTGATTGGAACTGGACAGAGTCAGTAACTTATGATGATGTACTTTACGAACATGGCGAAGGGGGTCAAGCACAAACAAAAGCAAAGAACAACCTGATGTCTAGTGTTTGCGGTCATACA